TTACTCAATTTTCACCAGATACTCAAATAAATGAGAGTGACAATGTTTTCAGAGATATTAGAAGATTTCGCGGCCCACAAATCATATTAGCAGAAGAATTGGGCGATAATTATATCACCACTACGACTGGCGAAGAATTTAAAAATATTCTTAAAGCACAGATGCAGAATCCTATAACATTTCAAAGGCTGATACAAAAGAAATCAAAAGGCGGAATAACAACTCATAGTGAGGCAGAACCAACTGACTTGGCCCTTGCTAAAGAAAAGTACTATGAAACAAAAGCAGGCAGACTAAGTATGATTTACGCCCAGATGACTATTAAGGGTGACCCTTATTGGTTAGAAGGACATATGCCACCAAAAACAAAAGATAAGATATACAACAGCACCGGAAAAGATGAAGGCGCAATCGGATGGGCAGCCACAACATTTAATGGTTATCCTCATCTAGTTTTAGAATCTAATAAATCAAGTGGAGTAGACGAAAACGAAAATGTTAAAATAACTGGATTGGTAATGAGCCTTTATGCAGTTAGGTCTATAACAAGTTCTTTCAGCCAAGGAGTCTTTACTCAAGTATTAGATATGGTTAAAAACTCATCAGCAGAGTTTTTTCCAAAAACTGACGTTGAAGTTGTTGAAGAATTAGGTGATGGAGATGGAGCAATACGAGTAGTAGCAGGCACAGGCGCTGAAGGACCAGCCGGTGGTGCCGGTAACGGTAATGGTAATCTGTCTGGAACTGGTACAACAAAAGTGCCTCTTACCGCTGACCAACAACTTGCAGTAGATATGGCTTTATCAAATCATATGGAGAGAAATGATGGGTTCCCATTAGGTGGTGCTTATGGACTAGGAGTCAATAAAACTCCAAGTGATAATACATTTAAAAAGTTCGTGGGTGACGCATTCACTACTATTGGCGAAACTGTTAGTGGTATATTCACTGAAGACCCAGAAGAAGTTGCGGAAGATATGATTGAAAATTCCGATGAACAGATGGAAATACTTGATGAAGTTAATAATCCAACAGTAGAAGTGAATCCAACACAAAAACTAGGACAAATAAATCCAGACCTGCAACTCTTAGATAATACGAATCGTCAAAATCAAGCATTATTTTATTTAGAAAATGTTAAAGATATGAGAGCCGAATGTGCAGGTGGCAACCAGGCTGTATGTACACAACTACATAAAACTAAAGCAGATTTACTAGCAACGCTTCCTCTAAATTTAACAGAAGCCGATGTTGGAAATCCAGCAACTATTACAGCAGTAGAAGATTATTTTAATGGAGTTATCGCTGATGGTGATACAAACGCAGACTTTAATCTTGGTTTACATGAGATAGCGGCATACGAGTATGCTCTTGGTGGAAAAATGTCCATAACTGGAAAAGATGACCAAGAGTTTCAGATTGACAGAATCGCAAAGAGTTTCTATGGAGAAAGAAACGCAGAAATAATAGTAGAAGAATTACAAAATGAAGAAATTGGCGAGTTGTGGTCATCAGTAGGACACAATGCTTTAATAAATGGCAAATCATCATTTGTTAATGGTGAGATGCCAGCAGTTGATATTGGTAATGTATCTGATAATAGTGATATAATAAACGAATCTGTAAATGAAGCAAGGGTTTTTAATCCAGAGACAAGAAGACTTGAAATAGAAAAGATACAAACTGGAACTCTAACAGCGACAGAAACACAAGATGTTAAGACGTTGAATGAAGAGATTAATAGTGTAATCAATGAGGCTATTGAAACATATCCAACAACGTGGCCGAGAGACTTCACGGGACAAGTTTTAGAAAAGAAACAAGAAGAGTGGTTTGAAAACAGTGCGACAGTCTTAGATGAAAAGATAAAAGAAGCAGGAATAACAGTATCTGAGGCCGAAAGAACAGAGATGCTTCAAAAGATTGCTGAAAAGATTAGCAATGAAGGCAGAATAAGTGTACTGTCAGACACAGAATTTAAAAAAGTTGAGGGGTATGCAACAGCAATTAATACTATTAATAATAACTCTAAATTGGGTAACAGAGGAGTAGTAGCCGAAACAGTTATAGCAAACGAAACAGTCACTGAAATAGCAACATTAAAAAGTGAGCATGAAAATCTTGTGGCAAACATGTATCCCAATTTGGATCCTGTCACACTTAAAGCAGACATGGACAGAAAAAGAGAAATAGAATTACAAATTGCTGAAAAAGAATTAGCATTATCGGTTGAAAGTGCATCATATATAAGAACTATACCAGGAGAAGCAGGCACATATACGCATGTTCCAATAATGGAACCTGTTAATAGTGGAGTTACTTCGGCAGAACGTTCATTTTTGAAACAAGAATCTACTGGTGAATTTGTTCTTATTCCACCATCCGATGCCACAAGTGACCAGTTAGCAATGTATAATGCAACTACAAATCAAGCAGAGCAAATAAATCAAGCAAATGCGATATACGATGCTATGACTCAAAATGTACCACGATTTACGGGTACAGATGACTTTGGTCCATATGAAGTAAATGATTACAATAATTTAGCAGATATATCATATGTAGATGCAAATGGTGATACTCAGACAATTAAAAATCCTAGTAACGAATTTGGACTATATACAAATAGTTATGATGAAATGTATCCTGGTGTTATTGCAGACCACGAGACATTGATGCAAGATATTGCAAAATTGTTTCCTGATGTTTATGCCGAAACGCCATCACCACCATCAACTTCAGATGGCGGACCGCTAAAGGTTATAATGACTGTACCAAAGTTTTATATAAAAGATAAAAGAGAATAATTGACATGGCAGATAATACATTAAAACAATCACAAGATGAACAACATGCTAAAATGGCAAACCCAATGGTTCCTAAGTTGGGCAATATATACAAAGCAATTACAGTCACAGAAACACCTTCTGGCGAATCACTAATTGACCCTATGGGACAAGGAAGAATTGCGGCATATATTCCAGCATTAGGAGAAAGTCCTGATAATCCAACGATATTCAAACTTGCAAGAAGTTCATCTATATTTAATGTTCCAGATAAAACGGGAATAACTGTGCTTGTCTTTTTTGCAGATATTGATTCTACTAAAGACGCATATTGGTTTGCTACCGATAACCCAGTAGTAGATATAGTTGCTGGTGGTCCTTTAGGAAATCCACAAGTTGATGGCAGTGGTATAGGCGAAGGTGCTTATGCGGATGTTTCTGTTATGAAAGATTTTACAAAAGTAACAGATACAGAAGTAGACGGTGCTGAACTTCCCAACTCAGCGTTCAATAAAATACTTGCTGACCAAGGCACGTTGTCCGATGAACATAGAGGACCAACAACGACAAGTTCTTACAGAGATGCGGCATATGAGACAGTGCAACATGCAAAAGTTATGGGTTTCAAAACATCTGGTGGTTCATCTGTTTCTATAGATGACGGAAGTATTGCAGATGACGGTACAATTCATGCAGAACAAATAAAGATAACAACATCTTCTGGTGCGGCAATCACATGTGATGGCGGCAACGACTTTATTTACATAGTGAATAGTACTGGTTCTGGATGGGTAGAAATCGGTGCTGGTGGTGAAGTCATGGTGTATGCTGAAGGCTCTTTAAATATGAGAACTCAAAAAGATTTTAACTTACGAGCGGACAAAAATATAAACATGGAAGCCGGAGAAGATATAAACATTCGTAGTTTCCGTAATACTAAAATTAACACAGATAAAGAACTACATTTAAGAAGTACAGGAACACAGTTCTTACAAAGTGAAGCAGGAATGAATATTAATGTTGGTGTTAATTGTGTTGTATCAACTTATGGAGTGTTACATCTAAACGGACCATTAGCACCAGAATCAGAACTTATCTTAACTAGTGATATGCCAGATATAGAAGACTTAGAAGCAACAGAACTTAAAAAAACAATTGTATCTGAACTGCCAACACATGAACCTTTTATTAGACCACATGCTAAAGACCCAGACACAAGTAATTTTGCAAAATTAATGGCTAGTGATGATGGCTTAGATAAATCAGGATTAACAAAATGATATACGATAAACGTCCCGGCTCATTACTAAATTACATACAAATGCCATTAAATGTCATAACGGACAATGGTACTTTCTTAGGAACGGGATACCACGAGAATGGTAATCCAACTTATATACTATCGCATATAAGAGTACAAGTTAGTAATATTAATGATTTGACTTTTTCGCCTGTGAGTAAAAATGCTATTATACTTGATAACAAACCATCACTCACTGTTAAAGATAATATAGTTGGATATAATTATAAAATTTCAGATACTGAAGTTGATTATGGATATATCACTGTTGCTTCTACTCGTGTAGATATTTCTGTTGGTAAAATAACAAAAGGCATGGCAGAGTTTATCTTAGAAAAACAATTAAGAAACATAGGTAATGTATTAGAGAAATTCATTACTGTAAAGATTTCACAGCCACAATATGATGCGTTATTGTATCACTTTTACTATGAAGGTGTTAGCACTATAGAAACTAGTCCAATTATAAAACTTATAAATGAAAAAGATTGGTACTCAATCACAGATGAAATTCAAAGCAATATAAAGAAGAATGGCAAAGTAGATACTAAACTAGCACAAAGAAAAATGAAAACTTCAAAAATGTTTAGTAACGTTCCTGGATTCTAACGCTTATCTATAACTTTATCTGCTAGTCCAAAAGCAACAGTTTCTTCAGCAGACATAAAGTTGTCTCGCTCCATCGCTTCAGTCAACTCTTCGAATGTTTTTCCAGCAGTATTATGTGAAACATATATTCCAGTTAGTCTTTCTTTCATCTTAAGAATTTCTTTTACTTGAATTTCCATATCAGTTGCTTGTCCACCAGCACCACCGCTTGGTTGATGAATCATTGTGCGACTATTCGGTAATACATATCTTTTGTCTTTAGCACCTGCTTGAGCAAGTAGTGAACCCATAGAACACGCTTGACCCATCACAGTAGTTGATACTGGAGATGAAATAAACTGCATAGTATCATATATTGCCATGCCAGAAGTCACTGCACCACCGGGTGAATTGATATAGAAATGAATATCTTTTTCTGAATTTTCTGCTTCTAAGAACAACAACTGGGCACAAATCAAGTCTGCCTGATAGTCATTTACTTCACTTGTCAGAAATATAACTCTTTCTTTCAGCAAACGAGAGAAAATATCATAACTACGCTCTCCACTTGTTGACTGGTCAACGACCATTGGTACTAAATTTGGCATTATTTTATCCTTAGTTGTGTTTAATAATATTATTTAGTACTATAATAACAGAATTGAGTCTATTTGTCAATCTAAAACTACGAATATTATGTGGAGATAAATACATGTAACATAAACTACAGAGAAAAAAAGAGTTATGGCGTTATACAGCGGTTTCAGTACCAAAAACAAAAAGGCGATAAACCACGAGTTACAAGATAAAGACTTAGTGATTGAAGACCTGATGAACCAAATAATGACCCGAAAGGGAGAACGTGTCATGTTGCCTAATTATGGGTCGATTATACATGAGATGACGTTTGAGCCATTGACTGAATTGACAACTGAATTAATTAAAGAAGACCTAACCAATATTATAAATGATGACCCGAGATGCAAATTTGTTAGTATACAAGTAGCAGACTCTGACCACACAATAAATGCTATTTTGAAAATTGAAATTCTACCGTTCAACGAGCCAGTAGAATTAAATATAGATTTAGACAGAGAATAACAGAGAGAACGATATGAGCCAAGAACGTACAGACAATCTATTCGCAAGTGAAAGTTGGACAGCGGTATATACTGCCTATTCAAACATCAGTCTTAAAGCATATGACTTCGATACCATTAGAACTGCATTACTAGATTACACAGCACAAACTTATCCTGAGAAATTTAATGACTTCGTAGCGAGTTCTGAGTTTATCGCAATCTTAGACTTGGTTGCATATTTAGGACACAGTCTATCATTCAGATTAGACATGAACACTAGAGAAAACTTCATGGACACAGCAGAACGTAGAGCAAGTGTTCTTCAGATGGCTAAATCTCTAGGTTATAATAAAACTAGACCAATCAACGCAAAAGGTTTTATGAAAATCTCCAGCGTTTCAACTACTGAAGCAGTTAAAGATAATGAAGGTGTCTCTCTCGCCGGCAAAACTATTAACTGGAATGACAGTAACAATGCAGATTGGTATGAAAACTTTATTAGTATTCTAAATTCTTCATTCGCTGGTAATACAAAAATTCAAAACCCATCTTCAGAATTAACAATCGCAGATGTAGAACATGCATTGTATGAAATAAATGAAGACACATTATCAAAGAATATAAATTATTCTTTCGGAGCAAACATCTCAGGTGCAAATAGAAACTTTGAGGCAGTTCGTGTTGTTGCAGACAAACTTACATCAACAATTTATGAAGATGAGCCAAATGCTAATAAAAACTTTACAATCATAAACAGAAATGACAACCTAGGTTCTTCAAGTGACAGAACTGGTTTCTTTGTTTACGCTAGTGCAGGAACATTACAGTTACAAGATAACAATTATAGTACTGTAATTTCTAACAGAATAGCGAAAGTTGAAGACATTGATATATCACACACAGACGTTTGGGTACAAAAAATAAATTCTCAAAAACAGTATGTCTCTAGTGTTACTAAAGTAGACAATAACACACGTGAAACTGCAATTTACAATGCATTAAGAAGTGGCTCAGGCGATATAGTAAGTGTCACTACATTAGACAATAACTCAATTCAACTTACTTATCCTGATGGTATATTTGGAAACGCCGCATCAGGTGGATACAGAACTTGGTATAGAAAAGTAGATAATGATGATTTCTCTGTAAATGCAAGTGATATTACAAATTCAATAATAACAATTCCATACGTTGCTACTGATAATAGAGTTTATAGATTAACATTTACACTAACAAGTACTAGAGACTTTACTGAAAACTACTCTGGTGAAACATACGCAAGTGTACGTAGAATTGCACCAAGAAGTTATTACTCACAAGATAGAATGGTAAACGCACAAGATTATAATGTTTACCCATTAACACTTGGTACTAATGTTGTCAGAAAATTAAAATCAGTTAATACATCATTCGCAGGAAACTCTCGTTTCTTTGAGATGGATGACGTATTAGGTCATCACTCTAATCTAAGTGTAACAGGTTCAGACGGTACATTGTTTGTAGAAGATGAAACAATAAAAATGCCATTGAGATATAATAAGACACAAGGTAATAGTGACAACTTCATTAGAAATGAACTTACAAAAGCAATCAAACATCCAAGTCTTTTAAATTATTTCTTCTATCAGAACAAAGATAATGTAGCAGTAAACGTTGCGATTGCATTATCATACTCAGTTTCTACCAGTGATACAATGGTGATTAACACTAACATACCTTCATCTACAGCGACAATATATGAAGGAGATATGTTTGAATTGCAAGTTGGCACAAATATGACTTGGGCAAAAGTTATCACTTGTTCTGCCGCTTTATCTGACGGTTCAAAGAACTACACATTAAACAAAGCAATACCAGATAATGGTACAGTAGTACGTGCAGTTAGAGGTCTAAGAACAAGATTTACAGATTCTGAAATCACCGATATAAAAACAAAAATTGACAGTGCAACAGAATCTACCTTTACTATAAAATATAGTTTAATCACAAGTACAGCAAGTCAATGGCAATGGCAAGTACATGAAGGCGCCACGCCATCTGACGCACATGTTGTATTCAACTATGCTTCTGGTATTAGAGATAACGAATCAGAATACGTAGCAGAAATTATAGGTAAAAAAGTTGCATTTGAAAGTAGAGACCAAGTTAAGTTTTTCTACGGGAATACAACAAACGTTGTTGACAACGAAACGAAACTAGCAACAAGAGACAAAATACTTCTTAACTACAAAACTTCTAGTAGTGATACAAACTTTAATGCATCACAAGATAGTCCTAGTGTTACTATTGGACAAGGTAAAGTAAAAAATGCAGTTGCATACAATACAGTTGGAGCAGAGTTTGATGCAGACTTCTTACATACTGGCGCAAGAGAAACGTATACATTCGTAGATACACAAGATGCGATATCAGGAGTAACTTATGAACATTTTCTTATCTCAGAAGATGGATTAGATTATAAATTAGATTCTTCAGACATAGTTGCACCTACTAGTGCTTCTGGTAATAAAATTGGTGATGCTACTGATTTGGGAGATGGAATAGATAAACTTAAAATACAAATTGATAATCTGGCTACTGTAGTTTCACTTGGTGTATTAGTTGGTGCAAACAACACTACAACAGCCACTTCAGAAGAAAACTTATCAAATGCTAATCTTGTTATAAACTATGATGGCACTGAAGACGATTCAAATGCAGAAAGTAGTTTTACTACTATATCTACTAATGACTTGACCACTAAAGGGTTTAAAGGCGACACATCACAATCTACTCTATTAACTTATTTTGCTACGGCTACTTCTACTAGCAACTTCGTTTTCAGAGATGTAGGTGATGGAATAGAACAAAACGAAATAGTTACAACTTACGATTCTAATACTGATACATATAAATTTGTATTACCATTCCAACATGCAGACACAGATGCGTCTACCGCTGGAAATCAAAACGTATTAAACATTACACCAGCAGATGCCGATATTAAATTTAAACAGAAAGCATATGGTGAATTCACTATCGCAAGTTCAACACCACTTACATCTAGTAATGTTGTTCTAAGAACAGACAGTGGCACATACATTGATACTGACCACGTAACTATTACAAACACATCGGGACTTAATTATAAGATTGTATTCTGGACATATCCAGTTTCAGTAAATGATTTGATTGATGTGAATATAGGTACAGGAGCAACATTGTCAGACCTTACGAATTCATCGGTCAGAGTTAAAGCATCTTTTGCCTTGGCAAGAGTTGGTGTAACAACTACATCGGTATATCAATCAGTTGCATCGTATGTGTATGATGACTATTTGACAAATGCTGGATATAAAGATAGTACAAAAGTTAAATTGAATGCCGGAAGTGTAGATGACCATCCGTTTGCTTTACTTGATGTTACGTCAGGTTCAACAGTAGTAATGGAAAACTATACAAAAGATAATATCGAATATCAGAGAACATCAAAATATGCAGTGGCAGCCGCACAGATAAGTGCTGGTATTCCAGATAATTCAATGCCTTCAACTGCTACATTATGGTTCAACACTACTACAAGTACTTGGTACAAACGTATTGCAGGTTCATGGAATACTAACTTTGCAAAAGTACCAGGGACAAACAATGTAATAACACACGGAACAGTAACATATACACCAACAGAAGGTGTAACATTTGTTGAAGATGAGTTTACAAGTTTCAGATGGGACCATTACGCAGACCTAGATAAGAGAATTGACCCTAGTACAAGTAATATTATTGACATGTATGTATTGGGTTCAGACTATGTAAGAAACGTAGAGAAGTGGTCAGCAAATGGATTTAAAACAGCGACACCAATCGCACCAAATAATTATGAGTTATCAAAATTAATGAAAACTATTGAGCCTAAGGCAGCCATAGGTGACCATATTGCTTATATTCCGGTAGAGTTTAAATATCTATTCGGCTCTTATGCAAAAAATGAAAACCAAGCAACGTTTAAGGTCATTAAGAAGTTGGGAGTAGGATATACTGATAGTGAAATTAAAACAGCAGTGTCTAACAAAGTAAACGAATACTTCTCAATTGATAACTGGGACTTTGGTGCTACATTCTATTTCTCAGAACTAGCGGCGTATCTACACAAAGAATTAGCAGATTATATTTCGAGTGTAGTAATTACTCCTAAATATTCTACAAATGAATTTACAAAGTTACTTAGTATCTCATCTTCATTAAATGAAATATTTATGGCAGTCACTACATCTAATGATGTAAAAATAATAAAACAATTATCACAATCTGAATTAGTGGGCGAATAACATGGCAAAGAAGATTTATGACTTTTTACCAGGACATCTAAAAAACCGTGAGTTAGAATCGATTTTCGAAACGACACTTAACCGTGCTTTCTCTGTCGGTGAGATGGAGAAAACAAAAGCATTTGTAGGTAGAAAGGAAAAGGGAATATTTAAGAATGATGACATTTATCTATCTTTCCCACCAACATCATATGCAAGAGATAATTACGGATTAGAACCAACATTTACAAATACAACGACAACTGATAACGTTTTCTACGATGACTTGTTAAATGCATTGTATAATAAAGGTGCGTTAACAAACGACCACAGAAGATTATTCAATAGTAAATCCACATTAAGCACAGTTGCACTACCTATAGATTTAGATAAGTTTATAAACTATAGTATGTATTATTGGGTTTCGCCAAACTTTCACGCCCACATTACGGGTTCAGTAAACAAGCATTATGTCACAATCAATAGAACTACCACACCAACAAACTGGTGGTCAAAAAATAACTATTGGTATCACTACGATGACATTAAGGACTTTATATTTGATAGTAACTCTGGTGAAATAACACAAGCAACAAGACCAATTATTGAATTTGATGAAGACATAGAATTAAGTAATGAAAGTGCCGCAGTATCATTGACACAAACAGTATCTGCAATTGCTGGTGCTTTTGTAGTAGGTTCTACATATACCATCGCTTCTGTAGGAACGACAGACTTCACATTAATAGGTGCATCAGATAATGAGGTTGGCACAACATTCACTGCAACAGACGTAGGTTCTGGTACAGGTTCAGCATCTTGGCAATACATACCAACTTTCAAAGCATATAATTCTTCTAATGTATATACAAATGATATAAACATATTTCACTATGTAGTTAGTGAAAATTACACATTAGACAGACAGTTGGGATTTAAGCCAAAATTAAAAGCCGGCGATTTTCAAAGTGAGTATGTGTTCAATATTGATTTGACAAATGACTTGACATACAAGTTGAAAAATGACTACAAGTCTCTGACACTTAAAACTGATTTTGATTACAGAAACTTAAGACAAGAAATCGGCGACAAAGTAGATGCTACTAGTATTGAATTACTTCAGGCTCCTAAAAGTATTAACGCAATAGACATATATGTAAACGGACAAAAACAAATAGGAAACTATTCATACTCTAGTTCTGATAAGAAAATTACATTAAATTCATCAGTTACTGGAAACATATATGTTGATTATTGTACAAATACTCCAGTTGTATTCGACGGTGACGGTGTATTCCAAAGAATTAATCCTGCATTAGAATATAACGTTGATAATAAATCGTATTCAAATTCAGAGATGACATTCTCTTTAGTTTATGAACACTTTGTTCGTATAATTGAGACAGCACCTGGATTGACTGGTAGCCCAGACGCAGGAAATAACTATAGAAAAATAGGTGATAATTCAGATAAACTAAGACATGCAAGCCAAGGTAGTGTTCTAGTTACGAACAGTGTAGATATTAAAGAGGCATATTTTGCATTGACTAGAGAAGATTATAACCCTATCAAAGCAACAGAGTTTTTATCTAATTCTTATAACGGTTATAAAAACAAGTTTCTAACTACAATTATTGAAACCCTATCTGATAGTGCAAGTGATACAAAAAGTGATTTACTTATCTTAGAAGAAGCAATTAACACAATATCTATGGGCAAACAAACAAGCGTAAGTATCTTTAGAGATAGCACTATGCTAAACTTTGGTGAAATTCATGCTCACTATGAAGAACTTGACGTAACTGTGATTGATGGTGCATCAGAACAAGTTATGCCTACGTTCAGAGATTCTATATTATATGATAAAAATATAGTTGTAATATTAGATGGTGTTGTACAAAGATTGAATGTAGATTACACATTGTCTTCTGGTGCTACAGAAATTCTTTTCACATCAACAAGAGCATCAAGTGATATAATCAAAGTAAGACACTACACTAACATTAAAGAAACATATATTCCACCTAGTGCAACATCACTTGCTATAACACCGGCACATATTCCAGAGATTATTACAGATAATGGATATGAAACGCCTACTAAATTTATTAAGGGACATGATGGCTCATTAGTACCAGCATACCCGTTAGTTAATGGTCAAGTAAACAGAATAGATACAATCTTACTTGCGTTTGAAACTTTAATCTTTAATAACCTAACAGACAATACGAGTTCTGATATTGTAAGCATGGAATATGCGATATATGGAACAACAGGCTCAGATTATTCAAACTCTGAAAAGAAATACATCATGTATCCATTCTTTAAGAAATGGATGATGAGAAATAGCATTGATGATTTAAATAACGAATCATTTGATTCATCACCATCTGAATACAAGACATGGAACTATAGAGCGAAAAATGATAGTGCGGCAGGTTATTGGAGAGGTCAATTATTATATTCTTATGGCACAGATAGACCACTACAAGAGCCTTGGAAAGCAATAAAGAAATCACAAAAGCCAGCAAACTTTGATACAACTTACGGTTCAGATTATACTACGATTGCATTTTGGAATGCACTCATTTCAAAAAATTCTTTGAATTGTCCAGTGCCAGTTGATGGTTCTGGTAATCTGAAAACTCCAGCAGTGTTATTCTTTGGTGATGATATATCATCTAGTGATGTATTGGAAATGGACCAAGCATGGGAATTTGGCGATAACTCACCAGTTGAATTAGCATGGACACGTAGTAGTGAGTTTGCTTTTGCCGAATTTATGTTAATGTTATTATCAAAACCATTTGAGATTATGGACTCATATAGTTCACAAATAGCAAACATTATTTCTTACTCAAACAAGAGTGAAGGCATAAACAATGATAATGTAATTGCTGACAAACAAAACTATACATTCAAATTGGGTTCTAAGTTAGGTGGATTTGTAAACAACTTTAAATTACAAACAGAAAACAACTCGCTATCAAATAGTAGATACACTGAGTTACCAGAAGATAACTTTAATCTATTCGTACATCCTGGTGTACCGAATAGAAGTGAATTCTTCAGTGCAATAGTATTAGAAAAAGTATCGATAGAAGACAAATATCCCGTATATGCATATACAGACTTGTCAAGTTATGTTGAGGGTGATATTGTTTTAAATTCAAATGATAACAAGTACTATAAAAGAAAAGTAACTGGACTATCATCAAAAGAATCGACAACTCCAGCAGGCTCATTTATAGTTGGAACGACATATAAAATTAATCATGTTGGTACAACTGACTTTACATTAGTTGGTTCTACAGATAATAATATTGGCACTTCATTCGTAGCGACTGGTATAGGTTCAGGCGATGGTAATGTTAGCCTAATAAACTTTGATTATGGTCAATGGACATTAATATCACAGCCTAAAATTAACAAGTTTGGTTTTAGAATACATGGATATGATGAAATTAATCCTACATTTTACGCAATGGGTTGGGACAAAGCAAGTGGAGAAAAAGCATTTCAAACAGAAGGCGACAAACTTCAGTTAAAAACTTGGAATGCTGGTGAATATTACAGAGTAGATTCTTATATATTAAGAAACAATGTTCCTTATGTTTGTCTTAACAGCCACACTGCTCCATCAGATTTTGATGAAAGTATTAAAAATTGGAAACCAGTTTCTAAGTGGCCGACAACAAATAAAGTTCAAGCAATGGGCTACAATAAGTTAGTAGATGACACGGTAAAGAATTATAATTACGGTGACGTGCTACAAACACTAGACGAAGTTGCACATCTAATAATGGGATATGAAGAGTATCTAAAATTAGTAGGATGGGAATTCACAGATTCAACTGACTTTGGTGACCCAGTAGATTGGGAAAATCTATTATTAAAATTCTTAGAATGGCAGTCTGAAAACAATTCAGTAGGTGATTTTATTACTCTTACTCCGTTGTTAACTGGTGGTATATTCAACACAGATTATGGTGTTGCTAGTGTTTCAACAGAAACTTTTAAAAACTATTATCGTATCTTAGATGCATCGGGTAGACGCATACCAACATCTGAAGTTGACTTCCACACAGATGGTTCAAAACTCACATTTGCAAGTAATGTTCCTATCTATGGAATGAAAATGGACATAAGAGATGTAGAACATGCATTTGTTGTAGATAGAGTTGACAGTTATGGTGACATTATATATGACCCACATTCACATACTAGAAATCTTAGAATGCAAATCGATTGTAACAGAACTATTGATTGGGATGGTACATTAACTGTTGATGGATATATTGTCCACAATGACAAACTGATACCAAACTTTGACACAATGATTGCTGAGACTAAGTTCTATAGAGACACATTAGTTGACCAAGGTCTATCTATATTAAACAATTTGAAATCAAACCAATATGGATATACTACAAGAGCATATCTAACAAATCACGGTATTGAAAGAGAATCACAATTAGAATTCTATAAAGGTTTCTTATCTCATAAAGCAACTGTTTCTAGTATCAATAAGATTGTCAATAAAAATGGCGACTTTGAAAACATCACACACTCGGATATATGGGCAGTAAGATTAAGTGACTACGGTTACCAATCATCAAAATATACAATGTCAAAAGACATTACAGTATCTGATATGGTACAAAATCCATTCTTAGTGCAATTCTTAGACAACACTAAAGAACTTTTACCAGTTACTAAGAAAAATAATATAGCAATTAAAACTACTGGTTACGTGAACGAATCAGATGTGACATACATTACTGGCACTTATGATTCCTTAACATCACTGACTGGTGTTACATTATATGAAGGCGATACTGCTTGGTTACAAACAGATGAAGATAGAGATTGGGACGTTGTCCGTCTTAGTGAAGTTGCTGAAATAAGTTATGTAGGTGAAACATCAGACAACCAACTATATATTGGTACTGCATCTGCAATTAATTCTACATCTATTACTAAACCAATTTATCTAAAAATTGATGCCGATGAGATAAGTCCAACAATTGCAGGATATTATTTGTTATCTGCAAATGGAACAAAAACAGTAAACGGCACAGTCATACATGAATATCTAATATTCGAAGAAGACTTCGAACCATTAACTATTGAAATTGACTCAGCAACAACTAATAGTATATTTGTTCCTACAAGTACAAATTCTGGTGTTGAAGCGATTGGTTCTATTAGTAATCCAGTTTTCGAAAGTGGAGATATTATAACAATAGATGGCACACAACACACTTATGCCCCATCTGGTGCAACTAGTTCTGGTATAACAATACTAGGCACAGTTGCAAACTCGGTAGTTACAGAAGGAGAACAAGCAAGTTTTGTAGTATACAATAATGATGGATTAGTTGAAAATGGAACGAACACAACAGTAACATTCTCAGGAACTGTAGCAACTACAACTGGCTCATTTAGTTCAACACAAGGTGACCAGGTAACAATAGATGGCACAACATTGACCATTGATTATAGTCAGTCTAGTACTATATCAGAAACTACAACTGCTACAAGAAGTTCTTCACTAACTACAGGCAACACAGTTATTATCGATGCAACGACAAAGACAGTTGCAGATTTAACAGTCACAGGCACAGTTACTTCGCCAACAATGACATCTACGAAGCCGTTGACAATTAATGGTGACACTATTTCACTAACAAGTGGAGATGATTTAACAGCAATCGTAACTGCAATTAATACAGGAACAAGTCAAGTTGTTGCATCAACATCTTCAAATCAATTAGTTTTGACCACTTCATTGCCACAATTGACTATGACTGGTGGGTCGTTGATTGACTTAGGACTATCAACAACAAACTCATATACAGATTCTAAATTGGATAATTTAGCATCAGACTTAACTACAATATCTGATATAACTGCTACAATAGATTCTAATAACCGTATGACAATAGTAAGTTCTGGAAGTTCAATGGTAATTTCTGGCACAGCATTAAGTGAATTGGGCATAACTGCTGGAACATATGAGACTAATCAAAATCCAACGATAGATAGTGTTGCTACACAGATTAATGCAAGGTCTATTTCGGGTGTCACAGCGACAGTAGTAACAGGAACACTTAAGATATCAAGTACAAATCATAACTTAGATATCGTTGAAGTGACTTCTGGTGCTATGAGTAGATTGGGCTTCGCAACAACTACAGTTGCGATAGATGCCACAGACACAATAGTATCTGACCTAAACGCACAAGTATTCACTATATCAACTGCATTTGCAGTTAAATCTGATAGACAGGTAAAAATAACAAGTTCAGAAAAGACAATAATTGTTTCTAATATTCTTGGAAACCCACTTTCTGATATGGGAATAACAGCAGGCACATATACTAACACAGTATCAACAAGTCCTACTGCATTAGAATTCGCTAGTCAGATAACATCAGCATCTGATGTTGTCGTTGGTGTATCAAGTGATGGTAGAATGATATTCACAAATGATAGTGTATCAATGTCATTCTCAGGAACTCCTGATGCAATACTGACTAAGGTAGGACTATCATTAACATATTCTAACGTAACATCAAATGCAAACTTCAAAGCAATGCTTTGGAAGTCAGTAAGATATACTCCAGATTATAACGGCACAACAAGACTTGAATTCGAACAAGAATTAGGGTTGAATAGTGCAAGTAAGTTGTGGATAGATGATTATGATACTGTCGGATGGGCAGTACTAAGTTATAGTCCAATTGCTGGTAAAACAGTACACGCAAAACAGGCATCAGTTATAGATACTAATCTAACAAAACGTTTGATTGTCAAAGATGGTGAAGACTTTACAGTTCATAACATTTATGACCCACTAAATCTTAAGATGGCAGGGTCAACTATTTCTAAACTAGATTATGTTATGTGGACTGACCCAGCAAAATATGATACAGCATCAAGTAATGATGCTTGGTTAGATGAAAGATTAAACAAAATGTGGTGGGATACAGACTTAGCACGTTTCTATCGCTATAATGATTATGGTGATTCCGCTGGTAACTTGAATATTGATTTCGTAAGAAGATATTGGGGTAAGACTGTAGATAATTCTAAACTAATAGTAAAGAAATGGACAAAATCTAGGACTCTACCAGTTGGCGTTGAAGCATATAATTCGAAGAAGTTCTTTGACGAAGATGCAGGAAGAGAAGTCATTGAATACTTCTTCTGGTCATCAACAGACAAAGATGCAAAAGATTTGTCATTACTGTTGGCATCAAACGGACCTAGAAACAAATTCTTACCAGTCGGTAAGCGAAGTGTTATTATGAGTAATGATTCTAAATCATATAATAGTCAAACACTTACAGCATCATTAGAGTATCAAGTAGAAGAAGGAATTGTTAAAGAACATTCAGATTGGCAATTATTACCAGAGAATGACCATACACCAGTTCCTGATTTATTCTTAGATGACCTGATTAACTCGGTATCTGGTACTACAATTATGCAGTCATATGCAACTAAACTTATTGCATCTCAACTAACAGATGTTAACTTTGCAGTTGTTACGCCAGTTGATAGTATGGGTGTACAATTCATGTCTGGTCTAACAATAGATGATATCGCAGTGACAACTGATGGTAGAACTGTAAATGCTGAATACTTAACGATTGATGGTTCTAACTTAAAGATATCTCAAACACATACTATGACTGTCGGAGATGTTCTAAGAGTTTATAGAGTAGAAGACACAGAGAATAATTGGTTTACAAACAAATATGCAATGAGAGATAACTTCTCAACAGTTGTAAACGATGCAATGAGTAGAAAACTATTACAGACAGAATATTATAATTATGAACAGTATATAGACACTGATGATTATATCTTTAGTCTAGGTGATTGGTACATTGATGATTCGTTTAAAAAGATTGATAACTTTGCGTATCTATCAACTACCAGAGAATTTGATATGCTTGAAAGATACGAGAATGGTATATCATCATTTAAGTTAAAACTACCTACACATAATGAATTCTATTTTGAATATAATGGTGAATTAAGATTAGTCAATAGAAGCAATAGTGTTCTGAACATTTCATTGGGCTTCAATGAATTTACATACCCAGAAACAGTTTCAGCAGGAGAATTTGTAATCGGAAACACTTATGAGATATTAGAAGTAGGAACAACAGACTTTGTATCACTGGGTGCTAATAGTAATTCAAGTGGTGGTAAATTTGTAGCAACTGGTATTGGTTCTGGAACAGGTACAGCATTTAGTCAATATTATAATAATGCAACTGGTATTCAGATACATGAATTGATGAACTTGATTAGAAATCGTTCTAAGACAGAGTTTATCAATAATATATTCTATAGAATGATTGATTATCTTTATACAGAAAAATCTTATCCTGATTGGCTATTTAAAACAAGTTACTTTGATTTAGATTTACACAGTAGACCACTCAAGCAACACGCAGTATACCAAAGAGAGAGCGAAGAAGATATCTTAGAGTATATTAGAGAAACAAAACCATATCATGCTAAGATAAGAAATATTAAGAGACTTAATCAATTATCAGACACAGCATCAGTCACAATGTCAGCAGAAGAAAAACTGAAGATGACTTTAGACTTCGGTGAAGCAAGTAGATATGGCGAGGCAGTATATGATGGTATCGCTACAGATGATATTGCTGATGGCGAATATGAACAAGGTGGTTTAATAAGATATAGACCATTAGCAACTACAGAAAGTGGTGGATTTGATACAGGCGAAGTAAATGCTAGAGCCGTCGAATCATCAGTTGTGGTAATTCAAAATTACTTAGATGCTCCGGGTGGTGCAGATGCAGATGTTTCTGGTATACAGAATTTAGGAAATTTACACCTTGACAAGACAGACTTTTTCGTGTATGATGTATATGGTAGAGGGTATAATATACCAGTTAAGGCATCATGTGCCGTGGCAGAAGATGTAGTAATCACTGCTGGTTCGTTTGTTGTAGGCAGAACATATACTATTGTGAAACCTGGAACAACAGATTTTGTCAGTGAACAGGGTGCTAGTGCAAACACAGTGGGTACAGAATTCGTAGCAACAGTAGTGGGTTCAGGAACAGGTACTGCTAGTGGTCCATTTATGATAACATCATCTGGACTTACAAATGCACAGTTGGTTGCCTCTAAGAAGAACAAGAGATTGATAGCAGTTATGAAAGCATCATCGCATACTCATAACGCTGGAAAGTTTAAGATTGGAGAACAATACAAAATTGATACAATAGGCACAACAGACTTTACATTAGTTGGTGGTGTTTCTAATACAGTTGGTGGTATATTTACAGCATCAGGAGTAGGTGAAGGCACCGGTACTGCTACATGTAAAGAAGGCAACGATATTGAGTTTATGATGTATGATAAACACACATCTGGAACACTTAATATCGATGATAGAGGTCTATATACTACAATGACATACGACTTTAAGCAAGGCGATAGAGTGTTTTTACTTGATACTCCACTTGCATTAGTATTACAAGACCCCAAATAGATGTATTAGAATAGAAGTATTGAGAGAAACGTATAAATACAATAGTAGATAAATATAAGATATAATCTAAGAGACGGATATAAACATGTTTAAAGATGTAATAAAATCACAAGTAGTAGGCACACTCAAAATCTACGATAAAGAGAGTGGCGAAGTACTTGTACAAAAGAAGAATGCAATTCATCCAGGAAATATGGCATATGTATTGGCTTCAGCCATGGGCGGCAAAGCAACGAGTGTAAACTCATCAGGTTCTGCCCCATATATCAATTGGATGCAATTCGGCAAGGGTGGTAGTACCTCAACTACAACTCTTTCTTATCGTTCTCCTAGAGTCTACCCAACGTATGACCAACTATCAATATCGGCGAGTAACGCTTCATTGTATGTTCCAACTTACGAACAAGAGACAATTAATACAGTGTACTATCCAGGAGAGGACATGGGTGCTGGATCCATAGTACCAAACAATACAGCAAAAGTAAAATTCAGTGTAGATGTAAGTCACACTGATTATGCAACCGCTGTCAGTGGAACAATTCCAACAAGTGACAGTTCTGCAACGTCTACACAAGCAGAACAATTCACTTTTGATGAAATTGGACTACTATCGGGAGTAACCAATAGTGGTTCACTTGATAAGACAAAAACATTAATGATGACGCACGTGACTTTTCATCCCGTGTTACTTGCGGCAAACCGAACGATTGTAATTGATTATACAGTTACAATACAAATTAGTTAAAATTTAGGAGTATAACAATGGCTTCAGGCTCAATTATAAACTACGCGGACTTAGCAAGTCTTCGCAACAAATTAAATGAAATTCTAAATGGAACGGGCGTTCATGGTGGATATAACCAATCACACACCATCGCGGCAAATCCATCGACTGGCGATGTAATTGATGATGCATATCACGATTCAATTCATAGTGCGGCAGCAAAACTTTCAAATTACTACAATATTTCAAATCCATTCACAGCAGTAAATGCCGGTACAGTAATCGACTGGGACCATTATGGTGCCGAGGCGTCTGCCTTTGTTACAGCAATCGATACACGCTTTGACTCACCTTGGTCTTATTCAGATTGGGACACAAGTGTTCAAAACGAATCTTCAGAATCAGCATCAAACTGGAATGGTACTAGAACTCAAATCGTTAAATTTGCATTCGGTTCACAAGCAAATTTAAATGCTTGGTTCGCCGCAGGTGGTGAACTTAGAGTTTCAGCATCACATAGTGACACATCTGGCAACCAACAGGGTACTTCTTGGGAACAACTTACGTCTGAATTAGGTACATTCACTTACTCAGTAAGACCTGAAGATTCATCAGATGTAGGAACACGTACAAGATATAAGCATAGTGACGTTGGAACATCTTATACTGTTCATAAGAAAGAATTAGCAGATGATTCAGATTACAGTGCAAACTATCTACAAGTTTCAGCACAAACTGCCAACAGCGGTGCAGACTTGTACATTAAAACAGAATTAGTAGACGCACACGTTGCCCGTTCAGGCAGTGGTTCTGGTTATGCTGGAGCATGGTCATGGACTGGTGCTGACAGTGTACCAGGTGATTCTACTGTTACTATTGCATCGAAGAGATTAACAAACGCAAGTGGCTCAGTTACTTTAACTAATCCAACTGTTACTGTTACTGATTCTTTATAATCTAAAAGTTGTGGGAAGATGTAAATGGCACCACAGAGTTATTATTTAACAGGACTATCGCAAAAACAGGATTTAGTTAAATTATTTAACTCTTTTGCAGATGATATCAACAACATTGTTGGTATAGGAACAGGAGATTCGGGATATGGTCAAAATCATCTCGTAGTCAACTATGCAGTAGACGAAGTTACTACACCATTGTGGGATGAACTTTTGACCTCAATGTTCTATGCAGGCCGACATCAAGGCACACCTTTATTTTCGCCAGTTAGCACCTCAAGTGCTGACTGGCCAATAGATGACGTTTACAGTGTCATCTCATCTATTAAAACAGACATTGCAAATATAGTAGGTAATAAACTTAACAGTGCTATAGTGTATATGACTGCAAACGCTAATAGAATATCTTCAGCAAAAACATATGTAGACCCTAGTTTAGGTACTCCTATATGGACTAATGCTAATCAAATATATTATGAAACAAGAGTGCGTTACTCAGATGCTAATGCTCGTAGACACTTCTTTAACTCTGGCGGTGAAATAAGAATCGATTCGGTTCTTTCTGCCATTGACAATTCTCATGCTCAAAGTAATGACTGGAAAACAATGCTAGATGCTATTGCTGTTGTTAAAATAAAGCATTCTATCACTGAAGCATCTACGGGTGCAGGCACAGAAGGCTATGGATTTAGTATGCTCACATCATCTTATCAAGTAGTATACACAAAAGGTGGAACAGGTGATTATTCCGGTAACCAACTAAATGTTTCAGCAAGACTTGGCGGAACTTCAGATGTAGAAATAAAAATAGGATTTGACGATTCTCATGTTGCTGATTCTGGCAACTGGTCTACTCCACCTTATTCTGGAACATGGATAGGAAGCGATTATGTTGCTGGTAATCTACAAGTAACAGTTGATGAATTCGTTGCATCTGACACACCAGATGGCGTAAATATTACTAGCCCTACATATTTTCCACTTTCTCAACTTTAACTATTGACTTTTACCCCAAATTACTGTATTATTAGTACTAATACAGGAGAATAATTTATGGTAGATAATACAACAACAGAAGAAGCAGTTCAGAGACTAGAAAAAGCACTAGACTTTTCTAATACAATGAAGACCTTCAATATTAACAAAAACAATCTTAAAGTAAAAACACAAAACTTATTAAGTTATAGTACGTCTGGTGGTTCTTTTACAGTAGACCAGTCACTTATATCTTTTATGAACTTTGTTGTTTCTAGTGGTAAAACAGAAATATCAATACTTGATAAGAACGATATACCTGTTCATATCGAAGATACCGAAAAGTTTCTAACTGAAGTTTCAAGTTTGTACTTCGAAGTAGTAAATGATTATTACAATGATTATCAGAAATTAAGAAGTTCTCGTAAAATAGAGAAAGTACTAGAGATTTAATATGAGTCGAGGCATTATAGTATTTGCCCAGAATAATGGGTACGTTAACTATGCTAAACAAGCCTGTGCTTGTGCTGGCTATGTTAGAAAACATCTATCTCTTTATGATGAGATTTGCTTAGTTACAAACACAGAAACACTAGAATCCGAAAAGAATCTAATTGATGAGTATTTTGATAACGTAATAGTTAGCGATACTTTTCAACCAGACAATGTAAGGTTATTCAAAGATACTACACGTGATACCGAATATGCTTCGTTTAGAAACATGGGTAGAAGTGATGTATATGAATTGTCACCTTATGATGAAACTCTTGTAATAGATAGTGATTACTTCATTATGAACAACGTACTAGACCAAGTATGGAACAGTGCCAATGATGTAATGATTAATTGTAAGTATAGAGATGTATCTGAAAGACACAAAGATAACATATCATACCTTGACAACTTTAGTATTCCTATGTATTGGGCAACAGTATTTTACTTTAAAAAATCTGATTTTGCCGAAAATCTATTCACTCTCATAAGTCATATAAAATATAATTACAAGTATTATTATTACCTATATAACTGTAGTGGTAATCTATTCAGAAATGACTTTGCCTTTTCTATGGCATTACATATACTGAATGGTAGTGTTGCATTTGATGTACCATCATTACCAATTGATTATCTGAATAACAGTTTTGACCTTGACGATATTTTTAGGGTCAATTCACATGATGATATTATTATGTATTGTGCAGATGCTGAAAGAATTACTGACCATCTACTATCACGTTTCACCTGTACAGATTTACATATTATGAATAAGAAAGCAGTAAGTAGATTTATAGATGATTTCTTATTACATGGAGAAAGCAAATGAGTAGAGGATATATAACTATCGCACAGAATAGTGAAGACATTGATTACTTAGAAATGGCTTATGCACTTGCTCTTAGTCTTGGAGCAACTCAAAAAATTAGCAATCTATGTGTGTGCGTTGACGAAGCAACCAAAAAATTAATAACTGATAAACATAAAAAAGTGTTTGATGCTATTGTTGATATTCCATGGAATGACGATGCTAAAGGCGACAAATGGAAGATACATAATAAGTGGAAGTATCAACATATGACTCCTTATGATGAGACAGTCATACTTGATTGTGATATGATATTCACTAGTAGCGTAGACTATTGGTGGGACTATCTTACTAAGAAAGAAGTTTGGTGTTGTACTAATGTTAAAACTTTTAGAAATGAAGACGTAACAAGTGATTACTATAGAAAAAAGTTTACTCAATTAAACTTACCAAACGTATATAGTAACTTCACTTACTTTAAGAACTCTGGTCTATCACATGAATTCTTTAGAATGGTTGAACTTATTATGGTTCACTGGAATGTATACTATGATAAATTTCTTAAAGGTACAGGACAAGACTGGATGAGTGCCGATGTAGCATATGCATTAGCCATTCAACTGTTAGATATTGAAGAAGAAACATGTGATTACGATATTAAAGATGTTCCTACATTTGTTCATATGAAAAGTATGATACAGAATGTGCCTGTAAATCAGATACAAAACAACTGGACAAAGAGTATCACTAGTGAACTGAGTGATGATTTATCTGTTAAGATTGGTAATTTCACTCAAACATTACCTGTACATTATGTAGAGAAGAATTGGATGGATGAAAGTAAAATTAAACAATTAGAGGATGCAGTATTATGATAAGTCTTATAAACAAAACAGATACATGTCGTGCTGTTTACTTTGACTCCTTTAGTAAAATCTCACAAATCACAAACAAAATAATAGATACAAAAGATTTATTTGCATGGTTTGAGATAGAAGACATTAAGCCATTCCTTGAAGGCACATATAAGTTTTCTGATTATATAGTCAGTAGAACAAGTAATCCTCTCGTATACGAAATTGTGAAAACAAAAGTAGATATTAAGAGAAGAAACAAAGATAACCAATTACATAAAGTTATGATTGAGGAAGATGCTGATATTATTCTTTCGTTAGATGATGAGGGAATACAATTTGAAGCAGATGAAAAACTAAAAGATACAATAGGTATCGACCCTAATCAACTCTTAACTGTTGCTGGAAAGACTGACCATGTGTTCTTTATCTGCTATAAAGATAGACCAGAGTTCTTAATTAAGACAATAGAGATACCATTTTCAGAGTTATTGTCTGCTGGAAAACATGTTAAGTTGTCATATAATAAATACAACGTAAGTGTATATACACAGAAGTATTTCGACAAGTATTCGTGGAGGAAAGTATGAAAGAAACAAAAGTAGTTCTTGGTGACTTAGATGTATTCTACATTAGTTACGATGAACCAGCAAAAGAAGAACATTGGTCAAATCTAATAATGAAATTCCCATTTGCTAAAAGAGTAGATGGTGTGAAAGGTTTTGACAACGCACACAAAGAATGTGCGAGACAAAGTGAGACAGAAAGATTTATTACTATCGATGGTGACAACATTGTCGATGAGAAGTTTTTTGACCTAGAAATAACATTTCCAGCAGGCACAGACTTAGAAAACTCTATTGTGAGTTGGAGTGCTAAGAACATGGTTAATGGTTTAGTATACGGTAACGGCGGTATCAAATGCTGGCCAGTAGATTTAGTTTTAGAAATGAAAACACATGAGAACGCAGAAGACGAAACAAAGAAAGTAGATTTCTGTTGGGACCTAAACTATATTCAAATGAATAACATTTATTCTCAAGTACTCAACGCAGGTTCACCATTTCAGGCATTCCGTGCGGGATACCGTGAGGGTGTTAAAATGTCACTAGATGAGGGCAAACAAGTTCCAGTTGAAGACTTTCAGAAAAGAATATGGCCGAAGAACTATGAAAGACTAATAACATGGTGCAATATCGGTGCTGATGTAGAGAATGGAATATGGGCTTGCTTTGGTGCAAGACTAGGATGTTATGATGTTAACTTTGTAGAAGATTACAAACTAGAAAACATCTCTTCTTTTGATTGGTTTAAAACTTATTTTGAAGAAGAAATTCTAACACTATGTGAGGGCGGTGATGAAAAATGTAGCCGCACTGGAGTTGAATGGGATTATGATAAACTATTTGATGAGTGCTTACGTATTGGTGACATTCTTACTGATAAGATAGGTATGGAGTTAGTAGACCCAACACCAGAACTATCAATATTTTGGAAGAGAACATATCATAATCCACCAAGAGTTAATAATCCATTAGCAACAGAAAAGCAAACCGGGTGGAGCGGACACTAAATGGCTAATTACGATGATGATGCTAACGTAACCAAACTAGAATTAAATAAGTTATCGCCATCAATGTGCATGGCGAAATGGTTACAAGTTAGTTTACATCTACCACAAGGACGAACACACAGTTGTTATCATCCACCAACACATCCTATTCCATTAGATGAGTTGAAAGATAATCCAAACGCACTTCATAATACGAAATTCAAATTAGAAGAACGTAGGCAGATGAAAAATGGTGAGAGACCGAAAGGTTGTCAGTACTGTTGGAACGTAGAAGACGCAAACAAAGATGCATTAAGTGATAGACATTATCGTTCAAGTGAATGGTGGGTAAAAGATGCATGGGAAGAAGTTGTACAACAACCATGGGACCACGATATTAAGCCACGTTATGTAGAAGTAAACTTCAATCAGGCATGCAACTTTAAGTGTTCATATTGTTCACCTCATCTTAGTACAGCATGGGAAGATGACATCAAACAACATGGGTCGTTTAGATTTTCTGATGGTGGTGGTCATAACAATATACAAGAACTTAAAACTATTGGCTTGATGCCTTTAGAAGTTGCACGTAAAGACAATCCGTATATCGAAGCATTTTGGAAATGGTTTCCAGAAACGTATCCTAATCTGAAGATTTTTCGTATGACAGGTGGTGAACCTCTCATGGACAAGAATACATTCAAAGTATTAGATTATATAAAAGAAAATCCAAATCCTGATTTAGAAGTTTCAATGACTACAAACATGTGTCCACCTGACGATGCGTTGTTTGATAAGTTTATTGAGAAAGTAAAACTATTAGAAAAGCCAGTAATTGATGAGAATGACCCTACGGTTATACCAGTAGACTTCAAAGATTTGTTATTTAAAACACCACCACCGAATAAAAGAAGTGTCTTATTTTATGCAGTAGACCCAGGAGATGGAAGTTCATGGAACGAATGGAAACAGTATATCATTGAAGAAACACTTCATGGTGTTGACCCATGGCTGATACAGCCAAATGTAGATACACTTCCATCATCTGAGATTAAACAGAAATTTAAAGGTGTTGGTCCTTGTGAAGATGCAGATAATAATTCTTTTCTATATCTAAACAACTATGAAAAAGACAAACAATGGAATAAGTGGACACATCTATTTGAAAATGTTTCAGTTAAACATATTAGTGTGTTTATCAGTGTTGATGGTATAGGACCACAAGCAGAGTACATACGAGACGGACTAGATTGGGAAAAACTAAAGACAAACGTTGATAGGCTTCTTTCTGAGACAAGTAGAGTGAGTGTTACCTTTATCAATACATTTAATATGTTGAGTATTCCATCACTACGTGGTTTCTTAGATTACATACTAGAACTCAGAGAAAAGTATGGTTATGTATATCAAGTAGACAATGGACATAAAGTATTACAACAAAAAATCTGGTTTGACGTTCCTTACATGCGAGACCCAAGTTGGTTTAACATACAAGTAGCAGATGCAGATATGTTACAAATAATACAAGACAATATTGATTACATGAAAGAAAAAGTTTTACCAGACGAGGAATATGGAAAATCTTTTCTTGGTTTTAAAAATTACGAAGTATTAAAATTACAAAGAGATTTAGCATGGGCAGAACAAGGCATAGAAATAAGTGATGATGACCTAAGTGATAGACTAATTAGATTTTATGAGTTCTTTTCTCAATATGATAAGAGACGTGGATTTGATTTCTTAGAAACATTTCCTGAATTTACAGAGTTCTGGAATGAAGCGAAAGAAGAGTATGTAGAGAAATATGCACCATGAGTAGAAAGCCAGACACAGAATCATTTTTAGATTATAGAACTAGGGTAATGGATCCTAAAAGTTCTTCGTTCTGTGGCGCAAAATGGCATAATGCAACTATATGGTTAGGACACGGACAGACAGTCAGTTGTCACTTGCCCGCTTCACATGATATAAATGTTGAAGAGTTAAAAGATAATCCAACCGCAATACACAACACTTCGCACAAAAAGAAAATGCGTAAGATGATGCTTGAAGGCGAAAGACCACCAGAGTGTTACAAATGCTGGGCAGTCGAAGACGAAGGACATGATAGAATATCTGACCGAGTTTTAAAGACTCGAATGTTCACTGACGAAGATTTAGATGAGATACCTTTGAAGAAATGGGATGATGATACCTTCTTAAGAACACTAGAGATATCATTTGACAAAGCCTGTAACTTTGCATGTTCATATTGTAATCCTTCATTTAGTTCTACATGGGTGAAAGATATAAAAGACAACGGACCATACGACAATATCATTTCAGATGAAAGAGAACATTTTTCAAATTCTGCCGAATGGACAGTAAGTGCAGGTCGCACAGATGAAGAGAACCCATATATCTCTGCATTCTGGGAATGGTGGGAAGCAGATGGTGGATTGGTAGATACACTAGAGGCTATAAGAATTACAGGTGGCGAACCTATTATGCATCCAAGTGTGTGGAAATTGTTTGATTGGTTTAAGAATAATCCAGAACGTGGCAAGAATATGAGATTTGCTATAAACTCAAATCTTGTTCCAGAAAAAGAAAAGACATTCCAAAGATTATTAGATGTGATAGATTATGTGCCACGGTTTGAAATGTTTACAAGTTGCGAAGCAACTGGAATACAAGCAGAATATATACGTGATGGCATAGATTATGACAAGTGGTTAAGTAATTGTAAAAGACTATTAGAACAACCAAAGTTAAATAGAATGTATATAATGATGACTATCAATGCATTGTGTCTGTGTTCAATAACAGACTTTATGGATGATATGTTAGATATGAGAGAATCAAATGCAGTTGGACCTATATTATCATTGAATCCTGTTTATAATCCAGAGTT